TATTCCTGGCGGTGTGTGCTTGAGAAACGCATGGCTCAAAGGAATGCTCTATCCGTTCCCTATTTATGAATTTATTGAAAAATACAATAATGGTAATTATATGATTGAAGATATTTGGGGAAATATGCAAGATATTCGTCAATGTGAAATGATTGTCACAGAGTCTTCTCTTAAATTATGGGAAGCATATGATAATATTGAGCAATATGTGAATGCGTATAAGGAATGTGGATATGGATTTTCTGTAACAAAAATTTCACCACATGTTCTTGAAGAACAGAGAGAATTGAATTACCAATATCTCCAGTCTTATGAATTTACAGACGAAGATGTTGAGGAATTGTGTGCACCAACAATCAACTATTTAAAAGATGCTATGTGTGGTGACTACTCTTCTACCGTTAAATTTCTTGGTGTTAACGAAAATACTGATGTAAATTCATGGCAACGTGCTTTATATACAAGCGAATATATGTTGGGAGATCCATATATAATCGACTCTGTACATAGATATATCAAGAAAAAAATGAATGATGCGAAGATTGGTAAATTATTTGTAAAAGGTAACTATCAGATTGCAAGTGGTGATCCATTTGCTCTTATGCAATCTATTTGTGGTTTGGAAGTTACAGGTTTATTAAAAGCAAATGAATGTTATTCAAAATTTTGGATTGATAAAAATGAAGATGAAATTGTACTCTTTAGAAGTCCAATGACAAGTCATAATAATATTCGAATGTGTAATATCAATAATTCAGATGAATGTCAGTATTGGTATCAATATATGAATACTATCATGATTATAAACAGTTGGGATTCATTTTGTATGGCTGAGAATGGGGAAGATTGGGACTCGGATCTGAACTTTTCTACTAATAATCCTGTTATGAAAAGACGTTATAGATACTTACCTGCTATCGAATGTGTCCAGCGAAATGCAGAAAAAATTGTTGTTACTGAAGCTGCTGTTAAAAAGACAAATAAAGCAGGTATGGGAAATCAAGTTGGAACAATCACTAATTATGTCACATCTATGATGGAAGTTCAATCTCATTTCGAGAAAATTTCACCTGAATATAAAGAATTAGAATATAGAATAGAATGTGGTCAGCTCTATCAGCAAAATGAGTTAGACAAAATTAAGGGAATTATTGCAAAACCAATGGAAAGTAGTTGGTACAATTTAGGTGCTTGCGGAGAGAATAAATATTTGCAATCGCTTTGTGCATATAGAAAGCCATACTTTATGATTTATGTTTATGATGAGATAAAAAGACAGTACAAGCAATACATTAAAGAAAGTAATGCTAAATGCTATGCTATTTATAAATGTTCTATCGAGGATTTGTATAATAAAGATACCCTTACAAAAGAACAAAAAGATTTTCTATTTTGGTACGAAAGAAAAATGCCGGTTGGTACAGGGAATTGTTCTATGAATCAGATTTGTAAATATGTTGAAAGTCAGTTAGATGGTTATAAATCGCAATTACATAAGGACTCTTCATTTGATTATAATACATTGAAGGTTAAAAGACGTTGCACAGAAGAACACAGACAAGCTCTGCGAGAACTTGAACAATATTACTGTGAATGTATTAAGGAATATAAAAAGAAGCAGGGAAAAGAAAAAGGAATACAACTAAATAGAACTGATATCTTTGATAAGCAGGACGAATTTGACAAATATTATCAACGTGCAAGTATGGTTGAAATGTTTAAGAAGAAAGCCGAAGAAATATGTCCAAATAATGATGAACGTATGAATATCATTCTTGATATGACTTATGGATATAAAGGTAATAGACAGTTTTGTTGGGATTGTATTGGAGAACTAATTATTAAGCGTTTAGAAGAAATGGAGGAAGAAGTTGTATATACTGAATGAAAAAGAATATATTAGAGAGATATTAGCGTCTGGTAATAAACCAGACAATATCTCGAATGGATATCTGATAACATTGATTGCTAAGTATTATTTTGATAGAGGTAAAGATCCAAATATTCTAATTGATACAGTCAAGACCAAGATGCTTGAATTTAACATTGAAGGATATCAGGAATATAGATATGCTAGTAAAATCAAAAAAACATGTATTGATTTATATGATTCAGAATCAAAAAATCTATTTAGGGAACTTGAGTATGTTCCTATCTATGAAAAAGAATTAAAAGTCGTGGAATCTCTTCCAAATGATCGCCAAAAGAAATTTATGTTTACATTATTTGCTATTGCAAGATATATGAATAGTGAAGGATGGATAAATAAAAAAGATTCAAAAGGTCTTTCAGAAGTATTTAAACTTGCCAATGTTACTATCTCATCTGATAAAAAGAAAGAATTGTTGCATGAGTTATATAGTAATGGTTATATTCATTTTGGGAAAAAAGTGAATAATCTTAATATCAAAATAGATTTAGGAGACACTGATGATGATATTGCCTATAAGGTAATTAAATTTGAAAATATTGGTAATCAGTACATAGGGAATTTTAAAAAGGGATACAAGCAGTGTGCAAATGGATGTGGAAGAAAAATTAAAATATCAAAAAAAGGTCGTCCTAAATTGTATTGCCCTAAATGTGCATATGAAATTAAACTTAATCAAAATAATATATATTATCATGAGAAATGAAATTTTAATGAAAAAATACAACTCCGAAAACCCTTGATTTATAAGGCTTTTTGGCACATTTTTGCAAAATATTTGTTTTTCTTAAATGTAGATATAGTGAAATATTTACAAGATATGATACAAAAACGATTGTCATGGAAGAAACAAACCGACAATCTTTGTATGTCTGCTCTGCTGCTCTTTTGAGTGGCATTGCAGATTTAGAATGAAATCAGCTTTTCTTGGCTGATAAAACAGAGAATATATAATTGTTAAAAGAAATTATTGAGTATTTCGTCTAATAATACATGATGAAGAAAAAAGTTGCTGTGCAATCATGTAAAAAACTTGTGTATGGTGTGCAAAACCAGTTAAGTTCAGCAAGCGAGACTGTACCACCATGCATTTCTGTGGAAGATATAGAGACTCTAACATTTATGGTCGCCCTGAGTCGAAGGCGTTTTTAAACAGAACAATTCTAAAAATCATTTCTAAGATTGGTACATATTCATGTGTACTCCTCTTCTTATATGTGTCGGTGACTGTACTACAGTTCTTGTAGTATGGTCGCTGATAATTCTTAATTATTATAGCGGAATGACGAGCAATGGAAACTCACTTGGCTCATAACCAAGAGTATGCAGGTTCGAGTCCTGTTTCCGCAACTCTCCTACTTGTAGGCGGCAGGTTTCGTGTCGTTAAATAAACTTAGCAATAAGGATAAAGCAGTAATGTCTTTAGTTTGCATAAGACACTGCGACTGTGTATAACAGTTTGACGGAAAACACAGATAATCTATACCAAACCTAAAATCAGAGGGCTACTGCTAATGATATGGTTTGGTAGGGGTGATGAAAAACGCCCTGTATTAACATGGAAACATGGGTATGATTACTGTCTTATTGGTGCGATTTTCGCAAGAAAAAGTGCTGATATTGATTGTTGTAATGTTTCTTAATGCGAAAGCAAGGAGCAGAACAATGAAGCAAGTCGATAGCAAGACGAACAGAATGGTGATGATTGGGCTGTACTCAAAAGGTACAGATGGTCAAATGTACACCTCATCGTTCATATTATGCGAAATATTAATACTACATACTCTTGAGGAAGAAAATATAATGCATATTTATATTAAAGATAAAAAATTAATAAAAGAACAAGCAAAAGTGTGTATGACCGCAAAGAGAAAAAACAACTTATTGTCCTGTAATATGGACACATATAACACTCGCAAGGTGTTATGTGAGAAAGTACAAGTATATGCAACTCTAATAGGCTGCAACCTATGAATCTCGCAAGGAAGAATGTGTAAAAAGAAAATCTATAACGCTTTGTGGTAAGAGTTTGCCAGTTATGTCAAAACTGGTGTTGTTGCTACCTACTGTCTAATCGACAGTGTGATAAATTGTGTCCAACCACAATAAATGGTAGTATATTGAGTCAATATCTCAGCTCATATTAATTGAATATTCTTATACCTCCGTGTAAGAATATTATTCTGGTTTAGTTCAGTTGGTAGAACGCTTGCCTTGTAAGCAAGATGTCGGGAGTTCGAGTCTCTCAATCAGAACTATTCTGCTATTGCAGAAAATATAAAGTAAAGGTCGTGAATAATATAATACTTATTACTCAGAGAGAATCTGTAGAGTTACAGGAATTAGGTTATAACTTTGCAAGTAGGTTTAAAGATGGATTATTACATAAAAGTAAAAGCTCTCATCCAAAATATTACCTTAGTGAAGATAAAGCAGCTCTAAAAGATTTATACAAGTTAAGAAAAAATTCAATCGTAAAATAGGCGAAATATATTAGGAAGGTGGTGTCTAAGCCATCGGAAAGAAAAAACATGAAATAACTATAGAAGTTGTTGGTGGAAATGCAGAAGATGTAACAGGTAGTGCTACTCTTATTAAAACACCCGAACATAGTTATTTATTTGAATGTGGTATGATTCAAGGTGAATGCACTATATTGGAAAATTATAAAGCAAATATGAAATATATTCAAAGAATTAAACCACAAGAACTTGATTATATTATAATTGGACATCTTCATGCTGATCATATTGGTATGATTCCAACACTGTACGCTCGTGGAAAATGCAATGCAAAAATTGTTGTCCCAAAAGGTTCTACTTCTATCCTAAAAGAAATGTGGCTTGATAGCTCTTATATAAATTGCAGAGATGTTGAAGTATTAAATTTAAAAAATGATAGATGCTATGAACCATTCTATACAGAAGATATCGTATACAAAACATTAAATTATGTTATAGAAATTGATTCAGACAAGATTACTAATCTTTCTGATGAATTGGCAATTAGATATACAGATGCTGGACATATACTTTTATCTAAACAATGCGAGGTATATATTAATGGGCATTCTCACACACGAAAAATTTTATTTACAAGTGATTTAGGAAATATTGCTACTCAAGATTCAAGAATATTTGTTGAAGATTTTCAACCAGTCACATCAAGTAATATTGTAATTGGTGAATGTACTTATTCAGCCAAAGGTAGACAATGTACCAAAGAAACTTACAAAAAAGGTATAGAAAAAATCAAATCTGTTATAGAACAATATTGTGTTGATAATAATGCAAGAGTTCTTATTCCGTCATTTTCTCTTGACAGAACTCCATATATCTTATGGATTTTATATTCCCTATTTGGAAAAGATGAAAATTTTAAAATACCTATTTTAGTTGATAGTCCATTAGCAAATCGCCTTCTTGATTGTTACTCTTCCATTCTTGAAAATAGTAAAAAAGATTTATTTGACGAGATGATGTCTTGGAAAAATATCAAAAGAATTATTACACCTGAAGACAGTAAAGCTACAATTTCTTCTAATGGAGCTAAAGTTATTTTAAGTAGTTCAGGAATGTTGACCGCAGGACGCAGTGTAAAATGGGTTCAGAGTGTTTTACCAAAAGAATCAGATTGTATTCTATTTATGGGATATGCAGGTGAAAATACTTTAGCATGGAAAATCAAGCATGAAAAAGAATACAAGACTATTAATATTAATGGAAAACCTTATCAAAATAAATGTCAGGTATATGATTTATGTTCTTTTAGTTCTCATATGCAACGAAATGATTTGATTAATTATTATAAAAGTATAAATTGTGAAAAAATATTTCTTGTTCATGGTGATTCCAATAAAATGATTTGGAAGATGCTATCTCTGATTGTTTAAAATCTACAAAAGTTGTTGCGGTGAATAAGGGGACAAAAATCTCATTATAGAGAAATATTATGAATTTGGAGGCTAATGCCTATGAATAAAGATTATTTACAGTTAGAATTCGATAATTTAGGAAGTGAGGCTAATTATAAGCTTGCCGATCCTACTCTTGTTGATTATTATAAACGATTAAATAATCGTGAAATCCTTATTAATCAAGATATTGATGATGGGATTGTAGAATGGACTCAGGAAATAGTTGAATGGAATAGAGAAGACAAAGATGTAGCAATTGCCGAAAGAAAGCCAATTAAGATTTGGATTAATTCAAATGGTGGTTCTCTCAATGCAATAAACGAGCTTATTAATATCTGCAATCTTTCTAAAACACCAGTATATGCTATTGGTATGGCAAAGTGTTACTCTGCTGGGGGGCTTTTACTTATGGGTATTCCAAAGGGTAATAGATATATCCTGTCATCTACTGAAGCACTTATTCATGATGGTTCTACAGGTAGTTATGGAGACACTGGCAAGGTGCTTGATGATTTAGAGAGAACTAAGAAAATTGAGGAAGATACAAAACAGTTTATTTTAAGTCATACAAAAATTACTGAGAGTGAATATGATAAAAATTATCGTAAAAATTGGTGGTTAGATGCTAACGAAATTATTGAAAAAGGCGTTGCTGACCACATTATTACAAATATTGAGGAATTATTTTAAGGAGGGCGCACTGCTCTCCTATTTTGTTGGAGAAAAAGGAGATTGAAAAATGGCAGCTAGTAAATTAAAGTTCACAAGAACAACTACAGACAAATTAACAGTAAAGGCAGGTACACTCTCAGAGGATTGTACTACTATTACATACACAGATGAGAATGATATGGAGCAGGAAGTAAAAGTAGCTGATCTGCTTACTTCATTTAAGAATCAGGTAATTGATTTTACTGTTGCATTAAAAACAGATGAGGAACTGGATGTTCCGTCTGATGAAGAGTAGAGAGTTGGTGAATGATTGTTTAATATTGAAAAATTTAAAGAAGAACTTTCAAAATATGAACTAACTCTTGAAACATATGACAAGATTATCACAGATATTGATTCAAAAATTGATGGTGAAAATGACTACGATTGGTCAGAAATAAAGGATAAATATGGAATTAATTGTAACTCAGACACTATTCGTAAGTCCTCTTCTACTCCATTTGGAGGTAAGATGAGAAGTGAGTATGAGAAATATAAGACTAGATTAAATCAGAATGTGTCTGAGAATAGTGAATTAGATGTAAAAATTCAGGAATTAAGACGAGAGAAAATAAAACTATCTGATGCTAGAGTTGAATATAATAAACTCATTAGGCAGGAAGCTCGTAAAGAGTCTTACGCTGATATGGTGAAGCGTATTATTTGTGAGAATGTTGAACCAATGAATATTCCAGTACATTATACATTATTTAACAGTTCAACAGATTTACTTGTGCATTTAACAGATATTCATACTGGAATTGAAATACATAATTGGAAGAATGATTTTGATGAAGACATTTTAAAGAAACGAATTGAAAAATTCACTTCTGATATTCTTGACATCCGTGGAATGCATCAATCTGAAAACTGTTATCTTGTAATTGGCGAAATTCTTAGTGGAATTATTCATAATAATCTTCGATTACAGAACAATATGGACTTAATGGAACAGTTTAAATACATTTCAGAACTGATTTCTGCTATGCTAATTAGATTAGCAAATCATTTTAACCATATTTATGTATATACAACGCCTGGTAATCATTCTAGGATTTCCCCTAAGAAGGAAGAAGCTTTAGATGGTGAAAATATGGACATGCTGCTACCTTTTTATTTAAAGGCAAGAATGCAGAATGTAAAAAATATCACTATTTGTGATAATACAATTGAGCCAGAAATTGCAATGTTTAATATTCGTGGCAACAATGTATTTGCTGCTCATGGTCATAAAGATTCACCAAGTAATGTTGTGCAGAATTTTACAATGATGTTCAATATTAAGCCAGACATTGTATTGCTTGGACATAGACATACTAATGCTATGGAAACAGTATATGATACAAAAGTAATACAGTCAGGGTGTGTATCAGGTGCGGATGCATATGCGATGTCAATTCGCAAGACAAATAAACCAGAACAAACAGTGTCGGTTATAAGTGATAATGGACTGATTTGCTTATACGACATACAACTTGACTAAATTAAATAACAATTGTAGTCCACTGTTCGGCTCAGTTTGGAGTAATTGTGGAAGTAGATATTCACAGCTACAATTAATATATTATTTTAGGCTAACAAAGCTTATTAGAGGGAGTAGATTGTATTGACTACTACCCTCTTTTATTATTAAATCGGCACTTATTATTAAAAGTACCAAAACATTATAAATGAAATCTGAGGACGGAACGGGCAGCCGT